GCCGTCACGGTCAGCGGCAGAGGTGAACGAGATGTGGATATGGGCTTCATGCCCGTACTTACCGTGCCGCCAACGCCAAAAAGTTTTGCGGTACGTCCCGGAGGCGATGCGGTTCTCGTACACCACGTATTTAAGGCGTGACGCGCCGGGGAGACCGCTGGCCGCATAGTCGAGGAGTTGGTTAGCCAGGAGCCGGGCGGTTCGCCCATTCGCGTACGTCCCTAGATTTTCATCTATGTCTATGGCGTGGACGACACCGGCCTTATTCGGATTATGGTCCGATGCTCGGGAGGCGTGTGCCTTATCCCCGATCCACCCGTCGGAGCTCTTGTCACGTTTAGGCCAGCGCCGATTCACCTGGTCGCGTAGCGTGACGCCGCCTTTACAGAGCCTTGCCATTATCTAGCCTCCCATATCGTGAATCATCGCCGTTCAAAGCGTTAATAATCACGGGGATTACTGCCGCCGAGACTGCGACGATCAGCGGGTGGACGTCGGCAGTTGCGAGCCATGACAATAGGGCGCCGAGTGCGGCGCCTGACGCTATCTTGACAATCGAGCCTTCCCATGTGGACGCGAGCCAATGCTTCATTAGAGCCCTAACTTCTCGGAGATGCGGTCAACTTTCGCGGCAACGTCGGCCAGTGATTCGCCACCGTTACGGAACCCCGGCTGGATAGTTTGGGTGGCTTTTTTGATTTCATCGCGTACCACGTTGCGGATGAGCCACACTAGACCGGTGCCCATGATTGCGAGGGCTGCTAGGGATGTGGCTACGAGCCCGACAACGTCGCCAAAGTCCACCGCTTTACCCTTTGAGTTTGGCTCGGACAATAGCCCGGGCCCGTTCGGTTTCATCGGCCATTTTCGGATGCTTCGACGATGTTGGCTTCTTCTTAACCGGGTCGGCCTCGACCGTGTCCACATGCAATTCTTGATCTATTTCACTCACTTAGGGTCTCCTCTAATTGTGGGTACATGACTGCGAGCATCGCATCAGTGAAACCAAGAGAGGCAGCATGATCACGCGCTGCTTGAATTGTTGCTAGACGGTTGGCCTCTGTTGTTTCTTTCGCTGCAACTGCCAGCGGGTAAGCATCAGTGATTTCTTGTTCCGTTGGTTTAGGTGTGTCAGATAGCCACGTCAAACCGGCGTAGTCGTCACCGTTAAGCGTCCACTCACTGCCCGAATAATTGCTAGTAAGAATCTGTGCAATATCCATTACGCTGCCACCTCCATGACAATAATCGAAGTAGGGAATCGTCCATTATCGACAGTGTCACTATCGGAACCGGCCCTACCAATATAGACAGTCCCAACACTCCCTACCCTCACTTGAATGTTATAGGTCACAGCCGAAGTCGTGTTTGGAGAATCCAAAAACAATAAAGGAAGTTGCATGGACGACTCGGCGGGATTATTGGACGAACTATTCCTGCCAGACCAATCCAATGCCCGAATCCTATTGCCCGCCGCGTCACCAACAAAAGTACTACTATTTCCACCGTTAACCCGAACAAAAGCCGACTGACCAATGCCTACGGGGTTGTAACTCAACGGGATATTTCCCATTATGAGAACCTTACTAGACGTTGCCGACGGAGTAATAGTCACTGAGGCACCAGTCACGTTCGTGAAACTTGTGCTCGTTGTGCTGAAAGTATCTGTCTTGATAACAGACACAACCTGCAACACTTTCCCGCCCAACGGCTTCCACGTCGCCCCGTCGTAACGCTGTACTGCGTCCGTGTCGTTTAAGGAACTCATCATGCCTTCGGTCGGTGAAGGTATCGCCGTGGCTCTGGCCGCTGAGTCTGCGAACGGGTTCACACCGACAATGTCGATACGCTCCGCTAGCGCCTCAGAGACGCCGGGGTAGTTCGCGACTAGGTCGGAGGATTCCACGTAAGGATTGCCTACCGGGGTAACTGCCATTTTATAACCTCACTAGATCGGATTGTGTGATGATTTCAAACCATTGAGCGCCCGCCCCAACTTCTGACCACGTAAATGCAGGGGCAACCTGACCCCATTGTAGGACTTGCAGACTGAAACGCGGGTCACTGATCGAGAGTGTCATAATGTGCTGCCCGTTGTTGTATGAGTCGGTCCAGCCTTCGACGATGCCGTTAAAATCCGGGGAAGGGCCTGACGCCGGTAGTCCTCTGACGGTTACGAGCGCACCAGATACGAGGTTAAGCAACGCGGTCGTGTCTTGTGCATTGAGTTGGTCTACGAGCACCGATATCTGGCCGAGGTTCCATAGCCCGTTGGCTTGCGCCGTCATAATCCCCGCCGCCCGAGTCGTCGCGTCCGTGATCGTTTTAATGCCCGTGTCTAGCCGGTACTCGCGGCGCCCGTATTGCGTGATCGACGCGCTATCCGTTTGAGTCACTGACAGGTCAGGCCCATACGTCACCGTGACGTCGTTAATGAGTGGCGTCAGAGTCTTAGCCCATGTTGGGGCGAAGATAACCCCGGGGGCTTCGAGATTGAAACTAGGCGGGAATAGTGGAGCGTCGGCCCATGTTCCCTCAGCCTCTGCCCATGTGCCGATCTGGTTAGCCCATATCCCGGCTAAGGTGGTCGATCCCCGGTTCCCGTAATCCTCAAAAATTATTCGGCCTGTCGGGTCGTCGTAATACGTGGCCCCGGTGCCTTGAGCGATACGGCCAATGGCGTCTAGGGCCGTGGAGGGTTGGGCGTCCGCTTCGAGGATCGCGTACAGCGTGATATCGGGGTCGCCCGCGTTGAGATAATCGAGGCCAGTGGCGTCAAGTATTCCGGTGACCCGTTGCCGGGCGCTTTGCTCAATGTACCCCGTCACTCCGACGTCGGTGTACCCGAGTTTGGCGAGGTTCCCCATGGCCGTAATCGTCGTGATTGCCGTCGGGGTTGTCGTGCTAATGAATGACACATTGAGATCAGATATAGCCCCGGTGAACCGGGCCACACCGTCGAAAGATATTGCGACCGTGTCGGCAAGGTCTAGCAGCGGGCCAGTGTCTCCCCGTAGGACTAGCTGCGCGTTGGAGGCGGTCGGGCTACTGGTCACGTCGGATCGACCGTGGGCGATTGCGAGACTGTAATCGAATAAGCCGAGGTCTATCACCGACCCGGCCAAAGTAATTTGTAGTGTCATGCGAGCACCGGGGTTACGACCGCGCCACTACGGGCGTCCGAGTTGCGGATCACGTTGGCGATAGCCCGGGCCACTTGTTGATCGGTAATGAGTTGTTGGGCGGCTTCTGCCGTGGCTACTCTTTCGGCTCGGGCCGCTGTTGCGGCCGCTTCGACGTTGCGAACCGCGGCGGCTACGTCGCTCGCCAGTTGTGTTTTGAACGCTGCCCCGACGGGTTTAGCCATTGCCTTACCCAACTTTTTAAGTGTCTGTCGTTCGTAGTCGAGCTGCTTGGCAAGGCTGACGACCATAGCGGCGGCCGATTCGACCCCGGTGTGCATAAATTCGGGCACTAAACCTAAAGCGAGGTCTCGAGTTTTGTCTTGAACATTGACCCACTTCTCATTTATTGAGCCGAGTAATCCTTTGTCGTTGAGCATGTCTTGGCCGAGTGCCCCGCCAACTTCCGGGCCTAAACCGGCCATGTAGTCGATCAAAGTTTGGTCTACCTTGGAGTTCTGTAGCGCCTCCAGGACGTTGCCAAACCATTCGGCCTCTGCGACCATTGCATCGAAGCCCGCCAACACGGATGTACCAGTTTCTTTACCATCCTTGTACGCCTTACCGAGGTCTACCCCGGCAAGTAGGTTGCCCTGCATTGCTAAGGCGTAACCGGCGACGGCGTCTTTAGCATCTTTGAATGATTGCACTTGGATGGATAAAAGGTTCTCCGTTGAGGCTATGGACTTGCCGAGGTCGTCGGTGCTTTTTTCTAGGTACTTTTGGAATTTAGTTAGTTTCTCAACTTCGACCGTCGCACTCGACGCGGATCCGCCGTAGTTTGTGGTCGCATTCGTGGTCGTGGTGGTGGTTGCGGTTAGGTCTCTTTGACGTTCGGCTAAGTCTTTGTAGTCTTTGTTCTGTGCCTGCGCGACATCCCGGGCCATTTTGGTTTGTGCCTGTAATAGTGACACGGCGTCCGTAGCGCCGTTAGCGGCGTCCGTCATGTCGTTCAATGGATCTACAGTGTTGGCAACCGTGTTCCCAAATGTTTCCATAGCCGGGGAGGCTTCATAGGCGGCGTCGCCCGTTCCCTCTGTCGCTAGACCGAGCGCCTTCATTACCCGACTAAACGGGTTAATTGTGTCACTAACGAAACTAAAGGCGTCACCGAGTAACCCGGTCTCCGTCTTAACTTTCTTCTCAATGTCCCTAAGGAATATGAAACCGTCGTAGAGCATTGCTAGTGAGGCGATGACATCGGCCACGGTCTCGCCTAAGTCTTCGAGTGCGGGTTCTAGTTTCTCCATAGATTTAACCATGTCGCTAGTGCCGTCAGTGGCGTCAGTAAGCCCGGT